AAACTACGGTCACGTTTGTTGCTCGAATCAGAGCTTTTGTCGTGTCAAAATATTTGTCAATTTCCTAAATGAAAACATGCTAATCAAGGATAAAATCCTCATAAGGCTATGGCGATACACTCATAAATTGATCCACACTAAATGTTGGTTACCCTTCATTTAATGTGACAGAACATCCCCTTCACTAATAAATTAGTACCTGGAGACTAGGCTATTTAAGATGCTAAGCATCTATGCGGTTGGACGAGCAACCTCCCTATAAAAAATAGGAGGACCCAAATAGAAAAAACAGGTGAAATCTTCACCAGCTGAAACATATCTAAGTAATGATCTAAAATCACTTGAATTCGTTCCCAAATGATTAAAGCTATAATTCCAAGACTCCGCATAATTGTCTGCGAAGATAGGAGCAAGTTTGCGTTTCGCCGGTGCAAACCTATACTCACTATAAAACGGGCTTTCCCACGCATGGGCTGGATTTACTCTATTATTAAAGTGTGCTGTACCCATAAACGGATCATTGTTAAAGATACGAGCGTTCAATCTTTGTGCCTTACCAGCTGCTGATATTGCAGGAGCAGGCGTGATAACAATTACATTATCAGGAGTAATTGAATGATCCCTCGTGGCATAAGCAGAAGTATTGGGATCCAATTGGGTAGAGTCCATAAAAGTTCGAATACTGCCTCTCCAACCACCAAAAGCACTAGTAACATAATTCATATGAGTCATGTTGGAATACATATATGCACCGAGTGACAAAGAATTTGTTATATTAGAACTACTAGAAGCATAACCAGGGTAAGGTGGAAACATATTTCTCCTAAAAGTATTAACTGTTTGACCTCCTACCGTGCCAGTAAAACCGAGAATCTCACTCAAATCGTAACGCTTCAATATCTGTCTAAAACTCGTTATCTTTTCACCAAAATGCACTAAATTAGTGTTATCGGTGATAGGTATCTTCGCCGCATATGTATTCAAAACGGGTGGATCAACTGGCATACTATCAGTAACCTGAATTTCATCTGACTGTGGAACAATGCTAGCAGAAGTGTCAAGTCGCAAACGCGACAGAATATTTCCTTCGGGTGCGGCCACTTCAAAATCATCCAACATAGAAACAAAAACATTAATTTGAATGTCGTTGTTTATGGTAGTATCCGGAACAGCTAACTCATTCACCACATAAACAGCAAGAGTGCCATTACCAAAACCACTAGGACTTAATGGAGCGGTAGTCATAAAAGCAGCAGGAGTAAGTAAACCCACACTGATGTGCTCTCTATATGAAGTTCGTTGACCCCACCCAATATCAATTGTGAAATCTCTCTCGTGAGCTATATCTACTATGGTTGTATACGCCACGTTGTAAAGAGCAGGCGTTGCAGTGCGAGTAGGATCATAAACAAATTTCAATCTACCTTTATGAAAATTGCTACAAACTATTTGAAATCTAAAACGCATGGATCCTCTCCAATATTTGAAGGGAAGTGCAGCAAAACAACATGCTGGCATATATATACCATCAAAAATTCCAACAGTATCAATGCCATGTAAACACGGATCCACAAGAAAATTGTACAACAATGTCTCTTCAGCAGTATTTAAATTCCACGTAAATTGGCTAATATACGACTCTCTAGAAGCAATATTCTTAATGGTGAGCTCATCAACATCAAATAAACCAACAGTACGCGGATCTATAGTAAGCTCCTGTTTACAATCAACAGACAATTTCATGCATTCGTCTGATAAATTTGTACAGGCCAAAGACGACCTGGCTGTGTTAATATAAGGGACAGCTTCAAGGCTAACAGGAGAAGAATATCCAAAAGACTTGGCTATCATGGCCATAGCCCCAGCGGCAATCTCAGTAGCTCGAGCATATGGAGCTATTGTGGGAATAACTGAAAGAGCTCTTGCAACTCGTGCTATAGCTGTGGCAACACCACTAACTGGGCGAAACCCATATTCATCAGCCTGTGGCACAATAGAACTAGGATTGGCATGCGTGGGGGTAGAATATTTAACATTCTCTGCCCAAGCAAAAATTGAAATTGTTAAAGAATCAGCTGCACCATTAGCATGTTTAAGATTCTGCAACGCATACACATCCATTTCACCCATCTGTTCCCATTGAGAATTTGTTATATCCAACAAATTAAAAGGAGTGAAGAAAGGTAATAACAATTCTCCACCTATAGACTCTGTAGGGTTTATATAAATGTGCGGACGTTGAGACGCCAAAATAAGATCATTTTGAATATATGGACCATCCCTGGTCATTGTATCAAATGAATGCAATGGACGATAATTGCAAATAGCCCTACCATAATGAAAAGGAGTGCCATTGATCAAAAATTTAACATGCAATGTGGCATGCAACAACTTATAATTGGCCAATCTATTGACAACCTTGGGATTATTAAAGAACAAACTCCAAGGATTAAATGTTGCATATAATGGTGAATTAACGTTCCAACTAAGTGTAAGAATTCTCACAGGACGTGAGAAAAAACTTTCCAATGTAGCATCATTCATCAAAGGGGCCATTCTCAAATCATCTATGCATGTTCGCATATGTTCAGTATGGCCCGGAGCACTATCTATAAAAGTGACATTCTCCTGATAATTCAATGGAGGCGGAGCCTCTTCAGAATACATAGGAGCGCGCTCGTCACTCTGGGGTTCTATTACATTCAGCCAATACCTTTCAAAAAGGAAAATGACTACAGAAAGAATCACGCTTTTGACAAAACGTGAATTTGCAGTATCCACTGCTAAAGATTTACTAATCTCTGAAACTTTGGTGGGGATTTTGACGTCGTGCTCCCCTTGCACCTTATAATTCAATGGATAATGTGTGGCCATTTTAACTGCAATGCCCCCTGACCGTTGGGGCAAGCACGTTTCGATACTCTCGTCAGAGTGAGGTTGAAATTTATCATATTTCTCCTTCCATGCAATAACTCTATCCTCAAAAGGTATCATACATTCAATATGTGGAAGGTGTTCAAGATCAAAAACTAATTTGATCTTGGAAAGTCTGTCATCGTAGACTTGCTTACCATGGTTAAACCATTCGGTTAGCGCACACTCGGTGACATTACAAGTCAATTCATTGGCAGTTACATTGTGGGACCTAACATTAGAATGTAGACTCTTGAAAATAGAGCCTTCATCCAATGCCCCTAAGGAATATCCGATTTCTTCGATAAAATTACTTTTTCGCTTCAAAAAAGACGCGTCTTCGACATCTATAAAATCGTTGCCAATTTTTTCCTTATCAGCTGTAGTGACAATCACATCAATCTTACTCAAAAATTGTTGGGTGGAATTAAAATTGAATTCTCGAAATTCTTTATGAACAGAACTTTCACAATCGTCACCATATGTCGTAAGTGCTACACAATTCCTAAAATGCTTCTCATTAGGATAAATACTAAAAAAGGCAGCTCTCAAATACATGCTATTCACAAAACTATTAGTATTGACGGTCAAATTATGACCAGAAGCAGTATTGTTATATGTCTGAAGCAAAGTGCCATTGAAATCAATCAGGCAATGTGTAAGATCAACAATACCGGATTTCATGCGTGAGATAGCCAAATCAGGATAACCCCCTATCCGTGCTAACTCAATACATGATACCAAATGAGCGCGTGTAAGTTGGGAATGTTGCGAAAATTCATACTTTTGATAATCCAATGCAAAACATTTGCCATCATCGGCAAATTTGGTAACATAAGCATTCAAAGCCTCCCATTCCTTACTTGAGGCATTTATGCCAACGGCACATTCGCTTTCAAGAGGATGAAGGCCGGTAAATCTAATCAACGGTAAGTAATACATCCTGACAAGAATACTAAAAGCTATGGGGCAAGCCTGGAACATGCGTACTTTATCTTTAGAAACGGGTTCGTCTTTAAGAGCAGAACTAAAAATTGGATAAGCTCGATCGCCGATATCCCAACACTTAAGAATCCTCTCCAATTCGGAAATAATACAAGCGTCAGGAATCCTATCAACCAAAATCCCATCTTCAATGACATCTTGAAACCAAATACTCTTCTTTCCAAACATCGGAAAACCCATACTCGTAGACATAGGCATGGCATCAATAAATCTCACGCCATGAATTCCAATAATACTCTCACTAATAGTGAGAGGTCTAAAGGAATTCTTTTCAATATAAGGTATAATTAACTTCTTCAATGGTCTCATCCAATCTAATCGACATTTCTCAACCAACTCAGGACATAACATGAGTGGTGGATGACTCATAGGATCAACGTATCTGTTGTAAATCCTCCAATTAGGATCCATATCTGGAGGGCCCCATTTATTAG